GTACTGATAGAAGTGGAAATCCTTGGATTTATCCAGACAAAGTAGATAAACTAGATGAGGTAATAGATGGAGATACTTATCGAAAAAATATAGAAGCTTGTAGATTTTTCTATAGGCATGATAGTATTACTTCGTCTGTTTTTAATAAAATGGTGGATATTGGTATTAATAAACTTAATTTCGTAAAAAATACTTTAACACAAAACGAGATAAAGTTATTAACTGGCATAATTAAACCATTAAAGAAATTTGCGGAAAGTATGGCGTTAGAATATCTAATCTCTGGACTAGTAATCCCAAGAATGTCTTATGCGCCTGCAAATAAAGCTGTTCTTAAAACCTTTGGAATAAAGAGATTCGAAGTCCTTACACTTCCTAAAGATTTATGGCTAGTTGATCCTGCACTTATTACAATTAAACAGCCCTTTATGAGTTCAGAGCCATCTTACTTTATGGATGTACCTGATGAAATAATTTTCTTTATTATGAGTAAAGGAGATTATGGAAATGGTTTGCAAGATACAGAGAAATATAGAGAATTAGTAAAACTGTATCCAGAGTTTGTTAGACAAATTAGAGAAGGTAAAACAGCTATAAAACTTGAGGATACTGAGAATGTTATTAGACGTAGAGTCTTGACGGACTCTCCATATCCTACTCCGTATCTATCATCAGCAATTGAAGCTCTAAAGCATAAGAGAAATCTTCGTAGAATGGATTATTCTATTGCTAGTAGAGTAATTGGAGCTATTCAATTATTCAAATTAGGTAATGATGAATACCCAATCACTGACGATCAAGCCGAAAAATTAGACGAATTGAAAGATCAAGTATATTGGCGTGGAACTCTAAATAAAGATTTGGAAAGAATTTTCCAACTGTTCTCTAACCATACCCTTGAAGTAGAGTGGGTGTTCCCTCCAGTAGATGCTTTATTGGATGAGAAGAAATATGCAAATGTAAATGACGATATTTTGCTAAGTTTAGGATTTCCACGTTCTCTAATTGTTGGAGAGAATGAAAAAAGTAATGCTGGAAATATAAAAATTTCTGCTGTATCCCCTGAAAATACTATACAAAGAATTAGGGAGAACATTCTAAATATCCTAAATGAAATTGTTACTGAAACTTTTGAACTTAATGGTCTAAAGGGAGAAACTGAGTTATTCTTCGATCCAATTAACCTAGTAGAGTTCAGAGAATTTTCAGAGGCTCTAAAAGAGTTATATGAGACTGGAAACCTAAGTAGAACTAATTACGCTAAATTCTTTGGGTATAATTGGGAAGATGAGCTAGATGCTAGAGAGCTTGAAAAAGAAGAATTAGAAAAACGTGGTGTGGATGATTTTGCACCAAGACCATTTAGCCCAATGCCCAATCAACAGCAAAATACGCCAAATCCTAGCCAAAATACACAAAAAACATAATTAATACGACTATTGTGATACGATTTCGTCAATTTGTGGTATAATTAATATGAAAACTTATGTACAATTACATAAGTGGGAGACTTCAATGGAAGAAAAAATACTTAATTTCACTGGCAAAATTGAGTTTATTGAAGGTGAAAGTGAAGCCTTTGCTGGTATTAGCCTGAATAAAAATATCACCTGGGGCAAAGTTATTATCACTGATGATAAACCAAATGCCAATAAGCACAGAATTCCACAATCGGAGTTCGCTAATATTATCAGAACTGGAATTAACACCCCCATTAAAATGGCCGTAGGTGAAGTATCATCTGGACATTTAGAAGCTTTTGGACATCCAATTGGTGTAATTACACAAATGAAAGAGGACAAAAACCGAGTTCTAGGGCTATTAGCTCTGTGGAACAAGGAGCGTCCCGAGGACATCAAGCTACTGAAAGAAATGAGTAGCCGTGGTGAAACTCCAGAAGTTTCCTGGGAACTTTCCTATACTGATGAAGAAGAATTTGAGGAATATACTGACTTAACTGGAGTATCATTAGATGGCATAGCTATAGTAGGAGAACCGGCATATGCTGGAAGAACTCCTATTTACGCTTTAGCCGAAAAAGAAAACAAGGAGGATAAAACCTTGGACGAGTTAGAAAAAATTAAAACAGAACTTGCTGAAGCTAATGATAAAGTTGAGAAGTTAGATGAAAAGGTCAAAGAGCTAGAAGCAAAACTAGCAGAGAAAGATTCTGAGCTAAGTGAGCTTCAAGAGTATAAGCAAGAGATTGAGGCCGCAAAAGAGCGAGAGAATAAACTTCTTGATATTCAGGCCAAGTTTAAGGACGCTAGTCTTGAAAAAGATGATGAGTATTTTGAACAAAATGCCGAGACTCTACTGGCCCTATCACCTGAGGCTCTAGAATTTATGATTCAAGAGCTAGTAGCCTTCTCTGAAGCTTCGGAAAAAACGGATGCAGGTGACGCAGGAGATGTACCTCCAATGGTCGCTAGTAAGATAAAGAATCCTACTAAAGACTTGGTATCTCTTCTACGTGCATATAATTCCAACTTAGAATAAAAGAGGTTAATAGACAATGAAAGTTAATATTCTACGTGAAGTTACAGGAGCAGTTGCTCAAGTAGATATTGTGGAAGGTCGTTGCGTACTTTTAACAGCTAATGTCTGGTCACATAATTTTGGTAGTAGGGAAGATTTACCTGGGGTAAAACTGCCTACATCATCTGGTGAAGCAGATAAAGCTTTTTATATTGTAGCATGGACTCCTGACAATACTGAGCCTCCAATCTATGAACCATATCCAGCACTATCATTCTCATTGAGATATGGTGGATTCGATCAATCTGCTAATGTACCTTTCGACGCAAAAGTTCGTATGACAGCCCCAAGTGTGCAAATTGGGCAAACTATTCCATCTGGATACCTATGCCTAGCACACAGTCGAGGCGTTTATGAAATCCCAAGTGGACACTTTGTTTACTCTGCATCTGCTATTATGGTGGGTGAGTATCTAGTACCTGAATATGCTTCTGGTAGTGATCGTGGTAAACTAAAGCACTCCGCTTCAGCTACAAAATTCCAAGTAGTCGGGTATGATAGCTCAACAGGACATCTAACTGTAAAGAGCTTACTATAAAAATTCGGAGGATACTTTAATAATGGACAAAGCTAAATTAGAAGCTCAAATTAAGGACGCTCTAGCCTCTGTCAAGGATGATAGAGAGGCTTTAGCAGAAATCTTAGTAGAATTTCTACAACCTGGGCATATAACTACCGATTTTGTTGGAATGTTGTTAAATACCCGTCGCCTTAAGAAAGGTGACATTCTGGTAAAGAAAGTTCGTAAGGGCATCAAAGTACGTACACTAGTACCTGGATCAATTCACTTGAAAGATGAGATCACAGTGTCAGAACGTGCCAACTATATCCTAGATGGTGCAGACGTTGGTGTACAATTCAACGAATGGGAACTAGAATCAGGGGAACTTGGTTCAGTTCAAGAAATTCGTAGAGAGATGCTACTAAAGCTACGTGACTATTACCAAAACAAAGTATTTACAGCTTTGACTACAATCTGGACAGCAGGAAATACACCGGATAACTATACTACAGTTGCTAGTGCTCTAAATGCGGCAACATTAAAGACCGCTATTGACTATGTAAATCAAACTGTAGGAAGTGTTCGTGCAGTTGTTGGAACTCGTGAGATTCTGACTCCTGTTACTACATTTGGTGGATTCTGGAGCGATGGTACTTCTCTACACCGTGTAGATTCTCAGCTAGAAGAAGTTATGAGAACTGGATGGTTGGGTAAGTATTATGGTGCAGATATTGTAACTGTTCCACAAGATTATGATAATCCCGAAGATTACAATGCCATGATCCCTAATAACAAAGTTCTTGTTATTGGTGAGAATGTTGGAGAGTTTGTTGTGTATGATGAGCCACGCTATAAAGAGTGGGTTAACAATGAACCAACTCCTCCATATTGGAATCTAGAAATTTATCAACAATTTGGTATGATTATTGACAGAGCACAGGGAATCTACGTAATTGAGATTACCTAGTAAAATAGGGGAGGGCTTTGCCCTCCCCAAAAACAATTTATAATTTGAAAGGAAAGGTATAAAAATGGAAAAAACTGCTGATATGTTTGCCGCTATGCAAGCTGATAAGCCTCATAGCATTTTTAAAAAAGGAATCTTAGGTAAAGTAGCTCTTAATGTTCTAAATCCTTGGAGTGGAGAACCTGAGGTTGTTATTCTTCAAGGTGTTCCAGAGAGAAACGATGACGGTTGCTTTTTTAAAACATATTCTGTAGAGGCGACGTTGTTTATTAAAAATATGAACAAACCTCTATTTGATAAAGGTGCTATCCTTGAAGTTAAACAACAAGAAAAGAAACCAAAGAGCGAGGCTGCTAAGCTAAATAGTGCAACTGATGATGAGCTAGATAAAATTTTAAATACTCCCTGGCTAGGATTTACAGCCAAAGTAAACAAAATGACATCATCAGCACCAGTATACCGCTTGCTAGTTTTAGCTAGAGAACAAGAAAAGTCTGAAAGTTATACCAAGTTCTTAGAAGAAAAACTAGCTGAATTAGAAGTGAGCTAATGACTGTTATAGATGATCTACTACCTTATGTTAGATTAGAATTAGGAGATATTTCTACTCCTTATAGATATTTAGACTCTTGGATTCAATCTAGTCTAAGGGCCGCAACAATAGCATTACATAGGTTTTTATACAATAAATATCTAATAGATTCTGATACTGATGATATTATTAGAAATACTGACTATCCATTATGGTACTACTCAGAATCAGCTTATGGAGTAATAGAGCCTCAAGATCAGAGACTATTTATTTTGATGGCATCAATTATTCTTGCTAAAGGAGATTTAGAAAATCATGCCTGGAATATAGGTTCTTGGAAAGATTACGAAATTTCTTATAGCAATATTGCGGCAGGTAGAACAAAAGACACTGTTTTGGGTAGACTTTATGATGAACTTTATTATTTAGTAACCCCTCCAACTAAGAAATTAGCAAGTACTAGAAAGGGAAGTTTACCTGGATTTATAGGTAATACTTACGAGAGAAAAACTAAATATTAAAAAAGGAGTTAGGAATGGTTAAGGTTTTTTGGATTTCTGATCTTGTAGCACCTACAGGATTCGCTAGGGTTTCACATTCTATAATTAAATATTTACCAAAAGATAAATTCGATATTGTTGGAATGGGAGTTAACTATTTTGGTGATCCCCATGAGTACAAATTTCCAATTTATCCGGCTAAACAACATCCACAAGACATCTATGGATTGCTTAGATTAGATAGTCTTTTAGACTTTGTGCGACCAGATATAATTTTTATAATTAATGACGCATGGATTCAATTTGAATACTTGCGAGTAATTAAAGAACATTACAAAGATAAAAAATTACCTAAAATAGTAACATATACCCCCGTAGATGCTGAGGATCACGATGCCGATTGGTATGCCCATTTTGATGTAGTAACTGCACCAGTAGCATATACAAAATTTGGTGCAGATGTTATTGAAAAAGCTACAGATAATAAGATAAGCCCAAAAATAATTTCACATGGAGTTGATAGAAAAGATTTTTTTAGAATTCCTGGTGGAAAAAACTCAATAAGAAGAAAATTATTTGGGAATTCCGGTAATGACAATAAATTTATTGTTCTAAATGCAAATAGGAATCAACCTAGAAAACGTTTAGATATTACCCTAAAGGGTTTTGCTAAATTTGCTGTAGAAAAAGATGATGTAAAATTATATACCCACTGTGGGGTAACTGATTCTCATATAGATATTGTAAAAATGTCTAATAGATTGGGAATTGAAGATAAATTAATATTAACAAGTTTAAATTCTGGTATTCAAAGAGTTCCAACAGAACTTTTAAACGAAATTTATAATGCGTGTGATGTTGGACTGAATACTGGTTTAGGAGAAGGGTTTGGTTTAGTAAATGCCGAACATGCTGTAACAGGTGCTCCACAAATTGTTGGAAACTTTTCAGCCACAGGGCCACTTTATAAAGATATAGGGATAGTCTTAGACCCTCTAACAGAGTGGACAATTGATCGTGCAGGGACTACAGGTAAAGTAGTAAGTGAGTATGATGTAGCAGATGCTTTAGATAAATTATATACTGATAGAGAATTTTTAAATAAGCTATCAGAAAAAAGTATTAAAAAGTTTTCATCTAAGGCTTTTTCTTGGAAATATATAGCCCTACAGTGGTCAGAATTATTTGAAAGTATTTTATAAGGAGACATTTTTAAAATGTTTAAAAACAAAGTAGGTTTAAAGGGAAGAGTAACAGCTAAAGTTTATGGCCCTGATGGGAAAATTAAAAATTATCCTAGAACTTGGTGGCAAAAACTGTTAGGACTTCCTGCTAGACAAATGGTTTCTGTAAACCACAATATCGTTACAAATGAAGGTGATGCTCTAATTGCAGACCTTTTACAAAATACACCTGAGAGAACAAAAGTAGATAACGCTAATGGTGTAATCGGAGTTGGAACTGGATTTACATCCGAAGCTAAAACCTCTGATGCTTTAGCTTCACAAACTGGTTCTAATGAGGCTATGGATACTGGCTATCCACAAACTAAAGGTGATTGGGCGGCGGCTGATGATAATGTTATTGTTTATGTATCTACATTTGAAGCCGGTGATCTAAATGCTACAGGTATTGATGAAGCATTGCTAGGGAATGGAACAGACACTTTAGCTTATGCTCAAATTTCACCGGCAGTTGATGTAAGTTCTTCAGATACATTGGAAGTAACCTGGGAAATCACTCTATTAGGTTCATAATTTAATAGTAATGGAAACTCTGTATAATTCTCCTGTTAGCACAAGAAATAATGTGACATTGGAGACAGGGGATATTACACTGTCTCAAGTGCTTGAAATGCCCGTTTTATCTGTGGGCAGTATTATTGTACGAGTTACCTTTGATAATATTTTACAAACCGGCTCTTACATTCAAGTAGACTCTGAATGGAGAGATGGATTAGAAGTTCTTTCGCACTTTAACATATCTTGGAATGAAGT